GGTTGGGGTGGTGACCGCCAGTATTTTTATGCTGTTAAACAACATGCTAAGTATGATACAAACGGCAAGCATACTTTATGCTATCGTCTAGATGGTAATCCTAATTCGGTTACAAAAGAATTTTTCGAAGCAGGTAATAGAACACAAGAACAATATTATGAAGGGAAATATCCATGGCTAAAGATTTAATTATTGGTGTAGTAGATAACTATAATTGGGACAAGATTAAATACTGGGCTAATTCAATTAAGAAGTCCGGTTTTACAGGTCATAAGGCAGTTATTGCATATAATATGGATGCAGCAACCGTTAATAAATTAACCGAAGAAGATTTTATGATTGTCGGTTGCACGGCATTTGACCAGTATCGTGGTTTTGTATATAATATTGGCGATAACAATAGTATTATGGTTGATCGCTTTATGCATATTTACCAGATGTTGGAACAATTAGAAGAACAAAATGGTATCGAAAGAGTTATTGCTACCGATGTTCGAGATGTTGTATTTCAAACCAATCCTTCAGAATGGTTGGATAATTATGTTAAAACTGGACAAGACATGGTTATTGGTTCTGAAAATATGTTGTATGAAGATGAACCATGGGGTGCTAATAATATGACACAATCATTTGGTGAATTTTTCTCCGCCCGTTTTGCCAAGAAAGAAATTAATTGTGCTGGTGTTATTGCCGGCCGTTTAGATACATTTAGAGATTTTTGCTTAAACATTTATCTATTGTGTCGAGGTATTAGTGCAAAGATTCCTGGAGGCGGAGGTCCTGACCAAGCAGCACTAAATATCCTACTCGCTTGTGAACCATATGCTAAGAGAACAGCATTTACTAATCCTTCTCATGGTTGGGTTATTCATGCAGGAACATCTTTGCCTGCTATTCAGGCTGGTTCAGGCGGTATTGGTGAGGCATATAGAGCAAACCCATCAATGCAACTAAAGTTTGTTAATAAAATTGACTACTCTCTTCTAAATGATGAAATTTACGCTAACGATAGAAAGGCGACGATTGTTCATCAGTGGGATCGCGTACCGCAATGGAAAGAACTAGTCGAAAGGAAATATGGATAAAGAAGTAATTAGGTTAGAATATGGCGGCGGGTGGCATACTGGATATAATTGTCCTGATACTAATGAGAGAAGAGTGGAACTACCGCTTGCCTTTTGGTTTATAAACAACTATAATGATAATCTAATTGAGTTAGGTGAGGTTACGGATTTTTATATTGATGCGAAACATCCTGTATATGACCTTTGTAAAGAAAGGGAACATACAACACAAATGGATATTTCCGACGTTGACTATACAGGAAAGAATGTAGTGTCTATAAGTACCATAGAACATGTTGGTAATGGTGATTATGGACATCAAAAAGATGAAAATAAAGTATTACCATTATTAAATAAAATTTTTGATAATGCAAAAAATTATTTGATAACTATTCCTGTAGGTTTCAATAGAGATTTGGAAAAAGTTATTGTTGAAAATAATATTGAATATATATTAATGGTAAGAGACCAGAATAATAACTGGAAACAGGTTAAAGATAAAGAACTAAAAGATTACAAATATGGTGATCCATATAATGCAGGTAATGCTGTAGCAATACTAACAAACTTAAACGTGGAATTTACATTTGGAGATTAACAATGGCTTTGACTGATGAAGATTTTATGACGATTAGTGAACTTGGTGATAAGTGGCCTTATGATTGGGTATCAGTAAGAGGACTGGCACCTTATGTTAAACGATTAGGTGAGAACCTAGTTGGTGTTGAGATTGGTACATGCCGTGCTGAGTCAACAGCATTTCTATTAGATAAATGTCCTAACATTACTAAATTATATACAATCGATCCTTATAAGGCATATGATGATTGGGTTGGTAATATTAACCAGGAAGTTATCGATAAGTTTATGATGATTGCACAGGAAAATCTAAAGCAATATGGTGACCGTGTTGAAATGATTCGTGAAACATCTGCTGATGCTGCTACAAAGATTAAGTCTATTACTGACAAAGAAGAATTTGATTTTATCTTTGTTGATGGTGACCATTCTTATGATGCCACACTTGCGGATTGTGAAGCATACTATCCTCTATTAAAGAAGGGTGGTTTCTTTTGCGGCCATGATTATTCTTCAATTGAGGCAGTTAATCGTGCAGTAAATGATTTCCGCACAAATAATAATATTACAGCACCTATTAATCTTTCCACCAATTCAACCTTCTTCTGGTATAAGTGATGAAACAAACTATACGATTAGGATTTGCTGATACCTTTGGTACGGCAATAAACTTTTTTACATATGCTCTCAACTATAGATTTAATGTTGTCCGGGACGATGAGAATCCAGAATATTTAATCTATGGTGAGGGTGTATATGGACGCTCTCATCTAAATTATGATGCTTCGAAGGTAAGAAAGATATTCTATACAGGTGAGAATGTCAGACCTAATTATGGTGAATGTTTTGCATCTATGACATTTGACCATGAGAATAGTGCCAAAAATTATCGTTTACCATTATATGTGATTGATATGCACGGTGCCGTTCAAGAAGGATGGACTGATAACTATTATCAATTGGTCAATCTAAAGCATGATTATGAAAAGGAATATGATACAAGAAAGTTTTGTTCCTTTGTTGTTTCTAATCCTAATCAACAAATGAGAAATATGATGTTCGGCCTAATGAATACCTATAAAGGTGTTGATTCTGCTGGGCCACATCTAAACAATATGGGTAAGGTTTTACCTAGAGATAAGTTGAAATATAAATTAGATTTTCTAAACAATTACCGTTTCAATATTTGCTTTGAGAATGGTTCTTATCCAGGTTATGTGACAGAAAAACTATTTAATGCATTACAGGTAAAAACCATGCCTGTTTATTGGGGTTCACCAACGGTTGACCGTGATTTCAATACTAATGCCTTTATTAACTGCCACAATTTTAAGACATTGAATGATGTGGTAAATTATGTTGAGCATTTGGATTCACCTGCTGGTAAAAAAGAGTACCTAGATATAATAGAACGACCGGCATTTAAGAATAATGTGCCTAATGAGTTTACCGACTTGCATCAATTGTGTGACTGGTGGGAAGAGTTTATTGTGGAGTAATATAATGAGATTGTTATTCGTTGTTCACCGCTATGCGCCTTATCCTGGCGGTAGTGAGTATTATGTGCAGAATATGGCCGAAGAAATGCTTAAAAGAAAGCATGATGTTATGGTACTAGCACATGAACACCAAGGTGAATATAATGATGTAAAGGTGTCTAATGATTACCAGCAAGTTTTAAACCAACGCTGGGATTTAATTATTGTTCATGGTGGTGACTGTATCTCACAGAATGTCGTTCATGTAAATGCCGACAACATACAATCTCCAGTTCTATATCTAATCGTCAAGCCAAGTGAAAGTGCCGTGTGTATGCATGGACTGAGAGAACACCGCTTCCTTGGTTATTCTACAAGTATGGATGTTGAACATATTAAAAAGCATAATGTAATGGATAAAGGGCGCCGAGTTCGCCATGGTATTGTTCCTGATTTACATCTCAGAGAAAAGAATACAGATAAAACTATTTTCGTTTCCGCAGGTGGATTCTGGCCTCATAAGGCTATGACACCATTGGCAGAGGCATTCACTAAAGCAAACATTCCTAACGCCGAACTTCATCTATATGGATATGGTGAAGAACATTTGATGCCAAAAGAAACAAATAATGTAAAATGTTTCTTTGGTAAGGACAAAACAGAGGTATTACTTTCTATTAGTGCCGCTGATGCCTACATTATGAATTCGTATGAAGAAGGTTTTGGATTAGTCCTTTTAGAATCCATGATGAATAAAGTGCCTTGGTACGCAAGAGGTATTGCCGGTGCGAAAGATATGTGCTATTATGGTACAACATATAATGATGAAAAAGAATTAATGGAATTGCTCCGTAAACATAAACGGAATAATAAAAAGATTGAAGATGCATATAACTATGTCATGTGTAATCATACTATACAAGATACTTGTAATGATATAGAAGATGTTTTATTGGAGACATTAAGATGAATTATAAAGTAGCGGTGATTGGTGCCGGCGGGCACGTAGGGTTTCCATTTTCTTGTGTCGTAGCAAATGCAGGAAATATGGTGTATGGTATAGACATAAACGGACAAACTGTGGGTGAAATGAATAGAGGTATCGTGCCTTACCTTGAAGAAGGTGCTGCCCCTATTCTTAGAAAGAACCTTGATAGTGGTAATTTATTCTTTACAGTAGATTTTGACCATATCAAGGAAGTTGATGTAGTCGCCATTATGATTGGCACACCAGTCGATGGAGAAGGTAATGCGAGACTTGATGATCTTTTTAATTTTGTTGATAATACTCTTATTCCTCGTATGAAGAAGGGCCAGTTGATTGTTCTGCGGTCAACGGTATCACCTGGTACAACTGAGGTTCTTCGTAAGCATATTGAGAAAGTTCATGGATGGGTAGAAGGTGTTGATTACTACCTTGTATTCTGTCCTGAGAGAGTGGTGCAAGGCAGGTCAATTACTGAAACATCTAAACTTCCGCAATTGGTAGGTGCTTTCTCTAATGAATCATACGACCAGGCTGCTTTGTTCTTCAACACCTTTATTAATAATAGAGTATTCCAATTGACTCCAAAAGAGGTAGAGATTGGTAAACTGATGACGAATATGTATCGTTATGTTACATTTGCTTTTGCTAATGAGTTTTGGATGATTGGTGAAAAACATGGAGTGAACATTGACAAAGTTATTGATGCATGTAACTACGATTACCCTAGAATGGATGTACCTCATCCAGGGCCTAATGTTGGCGGTCCTTGCCTGTTCAAAGACGGTAAGTTCCTCCTTACTGACATTCCCTTTGGCGATCTTATTAACACCAGTTTTCATATTAACGAGGGTATGCCTGATTATGTGTTTAATAGGATTAAGGATATCAATCCTGACATCAAGAATGTCCTTATATTAGGTGCTACATTTAAAAAAGATTGTGATGATACTAGAAACAGCCTTTCATTTAAAATGCGTAAGGTATGTAAAAAGCATGGTGTAAAAGCATATATGATAGATCCTTATCACATTGAAGATATGGTGGTACTAAAAGAAAAAGAGTATGATGCTGTTATTGTAATGACACCACATTCCGATTTCACAAATAAAGAAGAACTAGATTATAGAATTATTGATTTCAGGGAAGATTGTATTATTGCTGACCTGTGGAAGATGTTCCCAGAAAGCAAACTAAGTAATACAGGCATTTATAAAGTTGGAGATATAAGATGAAAGTTTTAGTATGTGGTTCTGAAGGTTCATTAATGCAGGCAGTTATTCCTAAACTGCTACGTGACAAACATGCTGTGTATGGTGTGGACAATCTCTGCCGTTATGGTGAACGTCTTGGTATTGCTGGTGAGGGATATGAGTTTCGCAAGGCTGACCTTACAGATCGTCCATCAGTAGATGCTCTTGTCAAATCAGTTCAACCAGACCTAATCATTCAAGCAGCCGCACGTATTTACGGCGTCGGCGGCTTCAATATGTATTGTGCTGATATTCTCGGTGAAGACCTATCACTACACAATAACGTCCTCAAAGCAGCCGTAGATCACAACGTTCCTAAAGTTGTTTATACCTCATCGTCTATGGTGTATGAGAACTGCGAAGGCACAGTTAAGGAAGATGATGTTGATACTGTGATTGCTCCTTACACAGAGTATGGACTATCAAAGTATGTTGGTGAAAAGATGTCCATTGCTTTTGAGAAGCAGTATGGTGTCAACTACACCATTTGGCGACCATTCAATGTTTTGACGCCGTATGAGCGGTCAGAAGGACAGCAAGGTATCTCTCATGTTTTTGCTGACTTTATGAATGAGATTATTGTTAAACGTTCAAATGTTGTTCCTGTGCTTGGTGATGGACAACAGATCCGTTGCTTCACATGGATTGATGAAGTGGCAGAGGCTATTGCTACACATTCATTCTCGGATAAAACAAACGGTCAGGCTTTCAATCTTGGTAATCATGAACCAATCACAATGATTGATCTTGCTAAGAAGATCCGTAGAATAGCCGCTGAAGAGTTTGGTTGCACATTTGATGCTGCTATGACCTTTGCTCATAAGCCATCATACAAGAACGATGTTCGTCATCGTGTGCCTGATGTAACAAAGGCAAAAGAAGTTCTTGGTTGGGAAGCACAAATGAAAGTTGATGATAGTCTCCGTCTTTGTATTAGGGACGCTTTGAATGGAAGTAAGTAGTCAAACTTTTACCAATTTAGGATTTTTATCTGTTAAATTGACTAATGATGATGTTAAACCTATCATTGAAGATGTTGAGGAATTACAGAAAAACTTTGAGACGGCCACCAGATTTAATCAAGGTTTGGCCGGCCATCTTGATAATGAATATCGTTTAATTAAGTCAAAAGAACACCTGGAAAAACTTTTATTACCTTTAGTCAATGAGTATAAAAAGGCGTTTCCTCAATTTGTCTGTAAAGATAATGGATATTTTTTAGAAAATGTGTGGGTAAATTATCAAAAGAAACATGAGTTTAATCCTGTTCATTATCATTTAGGTGTTTTTAGCTTTGCTTTATGGTTGAAAATACCATATCAGATTGAAGATGAATGTAAGGTATTTCCACATATCAATCTAGAA